CTCTATATAGGAGCCTGTTTTTGTGGGTTACCGGGTTACTCTGCTATAAAACAGCCCTCAAACCCGCATAGAACCTAGCTTTTTGCGGTAACCCATTCGAGGTTACTCTTTACTCAAATGGCAGCTCCATTTGTTCATCTGTCTGGATAAATCCGTCTTTATCGGCCCCGTCGTTCAATTTCAGGAACACACAACGGATTTTATTACCCTTAAAGCTCTTGATCTTGTCCAGCTTCTTCCCACTCTTTTCCGTCTGCAGGAGACCCTTCCGGTTAGCCCATGACAGGAAAGAAGTTCGAGAGAATCCTCCATCTTTGCATAATGTCGAGAAGGCAGTGGCGTAGATGATTGCATATCCTTCCTCAATCACGCCCCATTTCTCTATGTTCTCGTTGTCCCCGTCGAACCTCGCCGGATTCATCGCAATCTTATCCATCAAAAACTGGTAGCATCGTTCGTTGTCAGAAAGCTCGTTACGGTCCACCAGGACCTCTCTGGCTTCCTCCAGGCTTATGTACTGACGATCCTTGAATAAATAGTCCGTAGCAAGCTTATCGGCCGTCAGAACAATCGACAGAGACAGACTCTGCTTCTGCATCTTTTCATCGTCTGCCAGCTGGCGGAGAAATTCCTGTTGGATCTCCCGGATGGCATCTATTCCCAGATCCTTTATCAGCTCCACGAACTCACGCCCTGCGTGACCATAGCTGCGTTTTACAAGCTCGGCTGTGTACCCTGGATCCTTAAAAACATGGTCTCCGCATTCAAGTTCCAGAATTCTGTTTATGGCGCCGCCCTGCGTCACGTAGGACGTCAGTGGCCGCTCTCCGTTGGTCAGAATGCAGTTCTTCCAGCGGTTCTCCCGGTTAAGGCCCAACTCCTTGTTGGATCTGGATTTCCCCTTTCCGGAACACAGGTCATATACCAACCCTTCAAAGTTGTCTTCGATCTTACGGTTTTTCTTGCTCGTATCGTCCAGGATCAGAGGCAGATGATTAAGCATGTCCGCTTTGGCCTCCAGCGCTACGTCCGTAGTCTTGTAGTCTCCAATGTAGGCGTTCTCATCTGGATCCGCCCAGACCGATGCCGCAAGCATCAAATCTACAGTCTTACCGCCTTCGGTTTCTCCCCAGAGATCCACAAAGTACGGCAGGCCGCCCAGGGGCTGCACAAGGGCGCTCGAGAATGAGGCCGCCAGCATAAACTTGATCTCGATCCTTCCGGATCGGCGCAGCTCCTTCGCATGGCTAAACCATTCTTCCCGGCTCCCGGCCTGCTCCACGCTGTCATAAATCTGCCGGAACCGGGTATCTCCGTCAAACACGATTTCCGTATCATAAGGCAGGAATCCTTTCCGGATCCACCCCAGTTTTGACGTGGAATACTGGACGTTTATATGCTCCTCATTGGCGTTTTCGACGTCAGCCAGGTATCGCACCAGGTACTTAGCATTCTCGCTCGTAACGGCGATTCCGCGGCCTGACAGGGCTACTATTTTGTTAGCCGACGTCACCAATGTCTTAGGAACGATAATCTCCTCCCAGCGAGCATTCCGCTTATAAGCCAGCTTGATCTGCTCCTCTCCGGTCTCGAGGTTTTTTAACCGCTCGATTGGTAAGATGGGATGATAGCAGGCCAGGATATCGGTATAGCCTGTTGATGGATTGTTCAGGTAGATACCGTTCTCCGAGGCAATCCACTGCTTGCACTGCATATTGTCGTAAGGACCGTCAAAATTCGTCCACTGCTCCAACGTGCACGGCTGACTCTTTTTATCACGCTCCTGCCGCTTCATTTCTTTTTCGATCCGTTTGTAGGTCGCCACCATCTCCCGGAACTCCGTCTTTACTTTCAGCTCGGCGGCCCGCAGGCCCAGCGAGGCCAGCAGCTCGGCCCGGTATAACTCATCTTCTTGATCGAATACTTCCGTCAATATCTCCTTTGACAGGATCGTCTCAGCCGTCAGTTCTTTCAACGGCACCATGCTACCACCTCGCTTCCATGTCGTTTAATTCCGCCTGTAGATACAGCTGGTACTGCAGGGCGTTATAACAGTCTGTCCAGATGTCGCTCAACGGTTCTGAGCGCTCCATGTAAGTCCTATAGACAGTTAAAAGTGTATTGTTCAAGTCTTTCTGCGCCGCAATCCGCTCCTGCATTTTATGACGCATCTCGCGCTGTTTTTGAGCTTCATACACGGCCAGGCGACTAGAAAATGTCGGTTTCTGATACTCTCCGCCCAGGCTCTGATAGGCCGTCTTAAAATCTACGTCGTCCATCATCATCACAAAGTCAATGATATCGCCATGAGCGCCGCAGGCGTGGCAGTGAAAGTCCCGGTCATACACCTTCAACGAGGCCTGACGGTCACCTGAATGAAAGGGGCATGGAATGAACCCCGCACGCGTTGGGCGGAAGCCGTACCGCTCCACGATGTCCCTCATGCTGTATGCTGCCTTAATCTCTTCCACTGTCAATTAGCTCACCTCCCAGCAGTTCTATAATCCGTCTTCCTGTCTCCTCTTTGTTGCAGAACAGGAACTGACAGCCATATTTCCGCTGGAAGGTCGAGAGGATCTTATACAGCTTCTCTCCGGTCAGTGCTTTGGTTTCCCGCTGTAGCCATTTACCCGCATGAAGATCCTTGTACCTCTCAATTCGCCTGGGATTGTCCCACCAGATCACGTCTTCCAGGCGCTCGATACCTTTCCCGTGTTCACACAGGATTATAATTTCAATTCCGTGCTCATTAGCCCGCAGTATCTCATCCCGGAATCGGTTATGGCCCTGGCAGACATTACCGCAAAGCTCTGTCAGATTCTGCTTTCTGTCTATAATCACCCGGGGATTATCAAAGTTCATATAATCCCCGACGTAAAGCTTCGAGACAAAGTGGTCCACACCCTGCCGATCAAACTCTTTTATTATTTTCTGTATCGCTTTGGCCTTTTCCCGGCTGTCGATCTGTATATTCAAGCAATAATCACCTCTAGTTAAATGGCAGACTGTCGTCTTCCAGATTATCAGGGATATTCACAAACCCATCAGCATCTGCAGGTTCAGGCCGGCCGTTTGTCTGACCTCCTGACGCTGCTCCCTTACTGTCGGCAAATTCCTGATCCTCCACGATAATATCCGTTGTGTAAACCTTTATGCCATCCTTGTTTATGTAGCTTCCGGTCTGAATCCTTCCGGAAATCAATACCCTCATGCCCTGGCGGAAATACTTCTCAGCAAATTCGCCCGCTCTGTCGAATGCGACGCAATTCAGGAAGTCGGCGGTCTGCTCATTGCCGTCCTGGCTCCTGCGGCCCCTCCGATCCACGGCAAGCGTATACTTTGCTAAGGTCATGGTTCGCTCGCCCTGAGAGTACCGGACTTCCGGATCCCTTGTCAGTCTTCCCATCAGTATTACTTTATTCATGTATTGTTTTCTCCTCATATAGTTTCAGCTTATTCATACAGTCCTTATACTGCTCTATTGTCATTTCATTGATATCCTTAATCTTGTACATTGCAAGGATCTTCTCCATTTTCAGGCCCTTCCCGCTGTGTTTTTCGACCAAAGACTTAATTGATTCAATCATCGGCGTTGTAATGCCCTCGGATTTCTTTTCAGGCTGCTTCGCCTGACCTTCATCTGGTTTTTCCGGCTTCTTACCCATGGAAAACACAATACTGTTTCCTTTTGACTTCTTAATAGTTAAAGAATTGATATTGCGCTTTTCGTCATACCCGATCTGGGATACATAAAACGAATCATTGCATGTGAACCTGTTACCGGAATTTTTTATATTACAGTCCTGGGCACTGATCCAAATAAAGGGGGACGTGTATAATTCCCGGCCAATCCCCCAGTTAAAACAGGCTCTCTTAAAGCTATCAGATGCCAGCCCCTTCTCTTTCTCTGTATAGCTTTCTGTCCCGGTATCTTCTTTCTCGATCCACTGGTTCTTTTCGCTGTCCCAGATCGCGACAGTACAGTTTGCATTGTCGCGGCTGTGGTGACGCTGCCAGTTCATCGGACCAACGGCTTCATCAAGCATATTCTGATCAACTCTGGCATCTTTATAAAGAAGCAGGGACAAGCCGCTTTCTTTTATCGTCGCTATCCGACAGTCAATCTCGTCCGCCTGGAGAGTTCTGAAATTAAGTTTTTCCATTACACTACCTCCAGCATCTTATCCAGCTCCCATGAAAACTCCATATGTACCACTCCATAATGGCAGAGCACGTCCACGGAATCCTCCAGGACAGTAATCTTATCAACTTCAAAGTTTCCCCAGTTTCCGGCATCTCCGCATTCCAACCGGATAACCTGTCCAACATTTAAATCTTTTGCTTTTACCATCGTTCAATCCTCCAAAAACTCCGCGGCATCCATCTCGGACATTCGTGTCAACACGTTATGGATTACATCGCGCTCAATAGAATACTTTTCCGATTCATTTTCCTGCCTTGTAAGCTGTTCTCTGAGCAGGATCCATAGTTTGCGATAATCTCCCATTACAGCCTCCTTACCAGTCCACATCGTCCGGATTGATAGGGCCAGAACTCTGGCGGCGTTTCGGCATGGGTGGGAATGCCGGCGGTTCTGCTTCAAGGCCGATAGTACGGTCATAATTCCCCATGAGCTCGTCCATCTAGCTGCAGAGTTCAATCTCTCTGGCCTCTAACGATCCCTTAACTACCATTACAATAGCGGCCTGACTCTCTTTGCTTAACCCGATTTCACCACTGTTAAGCGAGATATTCTCGCCCCAGCCGTCTGAAATCAGCAGGCGCATAGGCTGCCCTTCCAGCTTCTTAATTGCTTCGCGGCAGAGATCAATTGCCTTCCTGCAGCCTGTTACATCTTTCATAAATGCGTCCATGCGCTGTGTATTCATTTCCATCTTGAATCTCCTGTCTCCCTCTGCTATAATGAGGGTGTAAATGTATTAGTAGTTACCT